CGGTAAATAGTAATAAAAAGTCGCCGTTGATAGGTGGTAATGAGAAGCGCGTCGAAAATGGGACAGGAATGAATACGAAATTAAAAAAGGCCCGCGAGAATTTACAAAATATTACTAAAAATATAGGATAGAAATAAAATAATGTTACATATTAAATGGCTAGCATGAACGGTAATAACTATTATAATAGAAAAGCCACTGAATTATCGGCAAACGTCAAATCACTCAAAACAAATATAACAAATATACAAAAGAATACTAACAGAAATATAACCAATCTTGAAACCAACGTTAACTCAGTAGTAGAGGGTGTAAAGGAACTAAAGAACGAGGTATCGGGAGTACAGGAACGTTTCGCAACCGAAGCAAAAGCAATTCTAAATACAATAAATAGCAACAATATAAGTAATGAAGAAAACAAGACCAAATTAAAAATTTATACAAACACAATATTACGTAAAATAAATACGAACATCAACAAAAAAACCACGACAATCAGAAAAATGGATGGTATCATTCGTGACCTAACGAGACTATCGGGGAATGCGAAGGCGAAGGCGACTAATAACGCGGCGAAGGCGAAGGCGACGAAGAATTCGGAGGCGCAGAAGGCGGTACAGAGGGCGGCGAAGAATGCGGAGGTTAATAGTATTAAGACCCAACTAAATAAACTTTTGGAGGAACTTAATACGGTAACTACTAAAATTGGCCCGGTGAATAACTTTCGCAATAATGGTAAAGGTCCGCTGTTTCCGGCGAGAAACACAGAGAAAAACAAGTAACTTAAACACAGTAGCCGTATAATATATAAGACCATGGAATGTCACATATGTTGCGAAAAGTTCAACAAATCAAATCATAAGCAGGTGGACTGTGGATTCTGTGATTTGAGTTGTTGTAGGTCGTGTGTACAGTCGTACCTCTTATCGTCGATTCAAGATGCGCACTGTATGAAATGTAAGAAGGAATGGGACCGTGAATTCGTTGATACGAGTTGTACGAAGATTTTCCGGAACGGGAAATACAAGACACACCGCGAAACGATTCTGTTCGAGCGGGAGCGGTGCTTGCTGCCCCAGACCCAGCACCTAGTCGCCCAGGAAAAAGCCAAACGAGAAACCCAGCGCCGGATGGACAGTGTGAAGGTGGAACTTGCGATGAAACGTACTGAGTTGCGGCAACTGGAGCACCGGTTATGGTCGGGAAATTTCGGAGTTACCGCGGAGAGGAAGACGTTCGTACGTAAATGCCCCCACGAAGGGTGTAAAGGGTTTCTCAGTTCCGTGTGGAAATGTGACGTATGTGATAACTGGACGTGTCCTCATTGTAATGAGGTCAAGGGTCAGCAGAAGGACGTGGAACATACATGCGAACAGAACAACGTCGATACAGTCAATCTTCTTAAGAAGGATACGAAGCCGTGCCCGAGTTGCGGTACGCTGATTTTCAAGATCAGTGGGTGTCCGCAGATGTGGTGCCCCGGGTGTCACACGGCGTTCGACTGGCGGTCGGGGAATATCGAGACTGGGATAGTTCACAATCCACATTTCTACGAATTCCAGCGACGTACGGGGAATACGGGGCGTGTTGCGGGTGATATCCCATGTGGTGGTCTCCCCTCCGTCCAGGAACTCCGTGTGTACTTCGCTATGCCGGCACGATCGGGTGCGGACTGGCGACAGCGTGATACCGTACCGGAAAACGTGATATATATATGGGAACTCCACAGATTTGTCATCCATACGGAACGGTATGAGTTACCCCATCAGTACAACCCACGCCCGGTCGATAACACTGTCCTGCGAGTCCAGTACCTGATGAACGAACTCCCCGAGACAGCATTCAAAACGATGATTCAGAAACGCGAGAAGGCGTACACGAAACTCAGGGCTATGCGCGATATATTCCAGATGTTCGTGAATACGGCCTCTGATATAATGCGACAGATGATTGTCAATAACGAGTCAATCAATGAGACCGATACCATCCTACGACAGTTAGTGGTGTACTGTAACGACACCTTCCGTGACCTCTCGAAACGGTATTCTACAAGTGCCAAGCAGATTTTGTTGATTACGAGGGGAGCGACGAGTAGCATCCAATTCGCTTAAAGTGAAACACCGTTCAGTTTGTATGGATAATATACAAGAGTACGCTCAACATATTTACTCGACGCTGGGTGCCGGGCTCAGTGAGAGGGTGTACCATAACGCCATGGAAGTCATGCTCAGAAAAAACAATATTCAATATGAAACGGAAAGAATTGTTCCTATTCATTTTGAAGGGCATGTTATCGGGAATACACGCGCCGACCTCATAGTGGACGGATCGCTCGTATTAGAATTAAAAGCGGTGAAAACCGTAACAAAATCAATGCAGAGTCAGACTTTGAATTATCTACGGCAGACTGGGATACCAAAAGCGGTCATAATTAATTTTCCTCAGCCTCAGTGTGAAGTTTGCGAGTTTCTTCCTGTTGAAGTATGTATATCGCCGGCATGATCTTAGCGAATATGAGGGCGTTCACTCTCGCGTCGTCGTACCACTTCTTCGGGTCTCGCAACCCCTCTTCTAGCGCCTCTTTTGCTTTGTCCATGTGACTGATCGCGTCGGTTATACAGAACTTCCTGTACTTGTCCAAGGGGTCACACTTGTCCATTGTGTCTTAAATGCGGTGTATTCTTTATACGGTTGGTATGAATTCCCACTGAAGATCTCGACATATCTTCTTCCATATGACATCCTGCTGGTGTAACTTTTCCTTTGATTTGAGTAATGGGAAACAATGAAGAAACTCATCCTCTTCGAGGAGTTCGCAGAATTTATAAAGAACGTAAGAATAACTAAGAAAGTTCTTCCGTTCCTTCGGGCAATTCCTGTCAAATGGTTCCTGAATATCCTTGAACATCTTTCGTAACTTATCTTCAATGACCTGTTCCATTCGAGGAGGTTGTATTCCGTTCAGTATATTAGTAATGTAAGGTACGTGTTCATAGTACTTGTTCATTCTGAGTTTGCGTAGTAAGGTGCGTATCTTCGTATGTGTTATATCAACCAGCGTCCGAATTTTCTGTTTCTTGAGTTCGGACCGTAACTTATCGATCACTTCGTCTGGAATAGTGGTGGACTCCCTAGCCTGGAACTGTAACAACCATTCGTTGAAATGATTATCGCGTTTGTACGTATAATTGATAATTTTCTCAAAGTTCTCGTGTTCGTCCTTGTACGTTAACCCATCCCCAACATATCTCTCACAAAACCCACACTTTATACATACAATCTCACTCTTATCGGCTTGGATTATCAGGCTTGTCTCTTTACAGTTCACGCACGCCGTAGCGTCCAAGTGTGGCTTGGATTCAGTTGGTGGCGCAAAACCAATGCCTTTGTACTGTTCAACCTCGTTTATATATTTAATGTATAGTTCCTTTCTCTTGGTTCCGTGTATGATCTTAGTACCGAACGTCTTATCGTACGATTCGGACCGTATCGAAGTATCATAGTATTCCATTAAAATAGGGGCACAGTCTAACAGGTACGCGTTCGCCTTATCTGGGTTATTTCGTAACAAGTCTGCTAATTTATTCTCGTACATGGCGATAAAATTTCCATCCATTTAAAGATAAAGTGATTTATCCTTTTAATATGTTCTTTAAGCAATTGTTATTTCTCTATGTCAGTATCGTTAACTATTTCTACAATGATAAGATCACTAAGATACATTTAGAATACGATGTAGACTCTGAACAGGTTTGTTCGTTATACGGTGATTTCTGGAATCGTGAGAGACGTTGGTGGAACAGTGGCATGGTATCGGCTCACTATACCCGGGTCTCGAGGGGCGAAGTTACGTACATACCCGATTGCGTACAGAACGCGTATTTCCACGTGAAGTATATGATGGCAGGACGCTCGTATAGGTTCCTGACATCTAATACAGACATAAAGTACCCGGGAAACGAGCCGACGCGTAATAAGATGCGATTTTCTTTGCCGATTAAACAGGCTATATTACTGGACGATAATAATGTAGTGGTTCGCGATGTTACTAAGAGGATGAAACAATATCACGGTCCGCGCGGGGATTATCATGGCATGGACGTACCGGTTAAATACATGTTCTTCGAGGATACCTACACTAAGTTACGCATTGTTAATGTTCTCGGTAGTGTACAGACGATTGACAAGGTATCTAGCACTCGTCAGTTTTTGTAGACAGGTAGAATTTCAGTTCGCCTAGATCCGCAACGTTGTATTTTAGCACAAGGAATCGATTATGCTCTTCCTGCATGATCTGGATAGTCGAACACATACCCGTCGCTTTCGTAAACAGGTTGACATACTTGAGCGAGTACACGCCACGGATACTACCCTCAAACGCGGCGTCGTCTCCACAATCCAAGACCGTTTCCTGGTTCGCAAAATCCCCCTTACAACTAATAATGAAATTGTTATTTTTCCGGTGAATTGATACTTCTGTGGAAATGTTGTTCATGTCCCTGTTAATCCTCTGGAAGTCGACTGATGGCATGACCGTGACAACGTTCATGTTGACGGGTGGTACCTCGATTCGGTCGTCGTCAATGTCGAGTAGTTTGAGTTTGAACGTCGTGCTGGACTTTTTCGCCGTGTTCTCGATCTTGATATGTAGAAATTCCATATCGTTGATATCAAATGTGACGACGTCGTTGTTTGTAATGGTTTTCAGGAGTTTGAACGTATTGGTAATGTTAATGCCCGCAATAACCTCATCCTCACACGAATACTCGTCAAAACTGTCAGCGCTCAGTTGAAAGTCAACGAGCGCGACCCGCGCCGTATCCAGTGTGAGAATCTTCATCCCACCCTTATCGAATACGACATTTACATCGTTCAGTATATCTTTCAAAACCTCGAACGATGCCTTGATAGCAGACGCCTGAACGGTTTTGAAATGCATTTATTGAAAAAAGGGGTTTATCTTTATGTATACGTGGAATTATCAGCCGCTACATCTTTACTTATTTTCGCTTCTAATTCAGGCGTCATCGCGGGTTGTAAAGGCTGACCATACTCCGACAGATTGAAGTGTGTATCATCTTCACCGCCTGATAACAGGGACATCCCAAGCCCCTTCCCAACAGAGAACGATTGGTGGGAGACACTACAGGGTAAGAGTGATTGTAACCACGTCACGATCTCCTGTTTCCCGTTGAGTAATTTTCCGTTCTTTGTGAGAAGGACAGGCACGCCCTTGATCTTGTTCCTGTACTGATTGGGAACGCCCAACTGGTTTACGTCATGGTATTTGACAACAGGCTGTAACTGTGGTTTAGAATGTATGAACTGAATAACTTCGGCACAATTCTTACACTTATTACTATATATCAGCAACGCTGACATTTAATATACTCCCACACTTTTGTTTAATTTTTTTTAACGCATCATAGTAATACAATGAGACCCTTCATCATCATCCTCATATTAGTTTGCCTGGTGGCGTGGAGGTGTTCGTGTGTAAAGTCCGAAAAGTTCACGGAGTTATTGGGGTTTGCCGGGTACAAGAAACCCGTCTCCAAAGTAGACATTAATTATACCTCGTCGGTGTATGACATTTCACAGTTTCAGGAGACGACAGACGGTGTCACGAAAGACGAAATTAACTCCTGCCTGGAGAGTGCCGAAAAGTTTATAACTAACCAGACCAAACTGTGTGTGTACCCGATCGAAACAAACAAGATCATGAAGTACGTCAGACCCGATGGAGCGACGCTGTTGAGGTGTAGATTCATGTACATGGTTACGAATCAGAATTTCCCGTTTGGGTTCGGTGCCAGTGTGGACATACTCAACGGATCCGTCGTTGCGTTCAACACCCAGCCTGAGATGGTAAGTTCCATCAAGCCAAGTGAGAAGTTGGTAGGATCGGCATTTTTACCAATTGCGGACATTATGCCCAAACCTAATATGTCCCTGTAGTAATGCCAATCAATATCAGTGATGTGAGAAAGGTCGAAGAGAAGCGTAGAAAGGCAAAAAAGGAGATGTACATTAAAATGCATGCTCAGTTTTCCAGAAAAATACAGCATGCCGTTGACCATAATCAGAAGAGTATCGTATTGAGTATCCCAGTCTTCATGTTCGGTTTCCCAATATACAATGTATCAGCCGCTCGTCGATACATGGAACGACAACTAACTCTCGGTGGGTTCACCGTACGTAACAATACCAACAATACCATATTCGTGACATGGGTAAAAGAATCAGCCAGGCCTCCTCAACCCGTCCAGCCGGCTCGTGATACGATGTGTCACGACGAGGATTCCACTATACCAGACCTCGTAAACCTCAGAAAATTAGCAAACAAGTACCGTGCGTAATTGTTGATATAGATTTTTGTTACATTACTCTATATGGATTTAAACGTTCTAGTCGAAGCGAAGAATGAGTACTACGATCAGATTGTAGAGGCAATGTGTCCTTCCATGATAGAGTCGTTCCAGAAACTGTACAAGGACGCCACTAAACTTTCAAAGGGGAAGAAGGTTCTCTTACAGTTTCAGGTTCTCCTACAGGACGTCCCAAATTGGAATCCGAAGATGGTGGATGACCACGTCAAGGAGATCACAAATTCGTGTTCGTGGTTCAATGATCTAATGGCAGCAGCATTCGTGAGTTATGTGAAAATCTTATCATCCGTTCGGTTAAATAATACTGATAAGAAAGTGTCTATCAAACTACCATCGAATGAGTTGTTCGTACAGGGTGTTTACAATCTGGCCGCCGAAGACATTTACAATGATCCTTACATGTTCGGCGAGGTAATGACGGACAGGGAGCGGATGGCCGCTCTTCGTACTCGATTCCGGGACTGTATTGATACCAATATACGCAAATTAGCACCTATTCAGGAGATATTGAAGACGTACATGACGAGCACCAACGATACGCCTGATTTGGATTTTAACGTGAACAATACCGAAGAGGATCAAGAGGATCCGGATATATCGGATGGACCTATGGAGGAGGAGGAGGAGGAGGAGGGTGAGGGAGAGTTCGATCCGACCGAAGCGGCTGCGGTGATAAATGACGACCCTAATGAGGTCGGTGATCCGACAGAGGCGATGGGTGACCCCGTCGACTCCCTGCTACCCCCTGTGGCCCCGGTGGATCCGATGGCTCCCGAGGCCCCTCTGGCCCCGGCGGTTCCCGTGGCGCTCGCGGTTCCCATCGAGGAAACCAAGAATGTTCAGGTTGGTAAGTTCAAGGATGATGTGCTATTCCCCGACGCGCCGGATGCTTAGGTAAAAAAAGAAATAATACTATACTAATAATGGAGATAAACGACTTCCTTCGTGACCCCGCATCCGCTGCTGTTTTCGCAGCCGGTGTCACGGCCGGGTACATATACGTCAAGGCTAAACTGAACAACGACCCTATCCCGCCTAACAGCGAACTTATACGACCGGCATTACTTGTTGCTATTCTCGTGTACATAATAATAATGAATGGTATCGGAACTCGCGAGGCGATATCAATCGACCCGTTTTGAATAACTTAAAGATAACTCTCTACTATAAACTATACAATGACGTCTATGGGCGCATGGAACGATATGATGGGTCAATTCCTCACTGAATTGACCCGTACTTTCCCCGAGGAACCGGCAATTAAGAAGTATGCCACGTCATTTGAACTTATCAGGGTTGCCAATCCCCGTCTCGCAATTGACGGGTTCATGAATGGTATTCGCAGTTACCAGGACAAGATCATGCAGAAAGATGAGAGTTTCTTTCTTGATACGGCTAACCAGAGCGAGTTTCTGAAAGACCTGAATATCACCAAGCATTGGGACAGTTCGCTGTCGACGGGTACGAAGGATGCTATCTGGCAATACCTTCAGACGCTCAGTATTCTGGGCACTACCCTCACAGCGCTACCAGCCGACGCTCTCAGTCAGATTGAGAAGGTCGCCGAGTCCATGGCGAAGAATATTCAGGATGGAGATGGTATTAATGAAAGCGCACTGACAGGATTGTTTTCGTCGCTGGCGGGTATGCTGGGTGGAGAAAAAAAGTAACTGTATATCAAAGAGATGTTAGATTGGAAACAACTTTTTAGATCTGATAAAATCCAGCAATTCTGGCCAAATAGTTCCCAGACACCCGAGGAACGGGTATACGCGTCAATGCGTTTTGTATTATATACAGGTACGATTGTGTACGCTATAAAGAGAGATTTGCGTGTACTGGTTCTATCTCTTCTCGTTCTGGCCGTTCTTTATGCTCTTTATACACACGACGCCATCACATTTCCCGGGACGACCGTGAACGGTAACGCGGACTGTACGCGCCCAACAAAGGGCAATCCCATGGCGAACGTTCTCCTGGACGATTATGAGAACGATCCTACCAGACCCATGGCGTGTTACTACCCCACCGTACAGAAGCAGGTCAAGAAGTTCCTCGATGATACTATCCCATTCGACGCGGGTCGGTCCCGAAGTCCCCTTCCCAAGTATCAGCGCAACGCCGCCGCCCGGCAATTCGTAACAATGCCTGTAAGCACCATCCCCAATGCTCAGACCGAGTTTGCCGAGGCGTGTTACGGTAAGAAGTTCCAGCCCCTGTGTCGCGACACGCCCAGTGCGTGTAACCCCAACATGCGAGGTGTTCAGTTGGAAGCATTCGCCGGTCTCAACCCGAGCCACGATCGCCGGGGTGGTGGTCGGGGTGGGGGGACCCCTGGTCCATCTACATAAAATAAAATATATAATGTAACAGTAATAAGAAATGGCGTATCAGTTGAATCCTAACATGCCCCGTCTACAAAATCCGGCCGTCCCCCCGAACTGTGCGGATGATTTTATATTCGCGTACCCCGTGCCCACAAACCTCAATTACTGTTGCCGGCCTACGACAATGCTGTATGGTACAGCCCCATACATGGCGGGTAAAGGTGCTCCCAACGAGTTGATGGCGGTTTCCGATGAATTGCGGCCTCAGTCCACGACGCGATTTGACAAGACCTTGATTCGCACGTACGAGCGTGACCTGTTCCCGCTACAGAATATGTCGTGTAGCGTACCTCTTCGTACCATGTCCTACGAACCCCAGAGTTCGCGAGCGGATTTACAGAACGGGCTATTCTTCAAGCGGTATTGTAAGAAATAAAATCTCATTAATTCATAAGAATGGCTGATCCATTGTCCTTGGCAGCGATAGCAGCATTAATATATACAGGGCGAAAGTTGAGCGAGAAGAAGTCGGATTCCGGCTCGGGTACTCCTCCACCTTCATCCCCCCCAGATGCCAGGCCCTCTGAATTACTCGGCCTCGATACCAACCCCAACATGTCCTCTATCATGCACCTTCATGCGGGGACAGGGGATATCCATTCCAGTGTAGGCATGCGAACAAGCGGCAAGACTGAGCACCCGAGTTTTGGAGATGTGGCGTTCATGAAACATGTCAATGGTGAACCTGTTCTGAATCTCAGGGACCGACCATATGTATCAGGTAAGATGAACAATTTCGGGCCGGCCGAAAAGCAGTTGGTCGGACCCGGTCTCGGTGTTGGTGCCGACGTGCCCGCATATGGCGGGTACCAGCAACTGTTCCAGGTCCTGCCGAATAATGTCGGTGCCGAGCGTCTTACGACGCTGCCCGGTAGATCCGGTCCCGCTATAGACGTGACCGGTGGTCAACCCGGTCTGATTGGACGGGTGAATCACGATAAGCCATCGACCGTCGCCTATCTCCCATCTCGTCTTCCCAATGTTCGCGGTCGGGGGCAGGGACAGGGTGGCGCGCTCACAGGAACCGTACCGCGTGGCAAGTATGAGAAGACCAAGATAATGACGAACCGATCGGAGTATACATCCCGATGTGACGGATTAGAGTTCGGTGTGGCCAAGAGTTTCAATACGGCGTTGACGCAAGCTGAGGATCCTACACGAAACAAGGGCGACTTGAACGTTGCAGAGTACTATCACGTGGATAACCCGGCCCCGGGCATTCACAGTTTCCACGGTGGGTTCACTAACTCGGCAGTCGTGAACATGATGAATGAGACGAAAGGGAACATGTACACGACCCAGCAACTCGAACAGGCCGGGTTGCGCCCGTCGGACAGGCGAGGTAAGAAGGATAGGTCAGGTAATGCGGGGCGCATGAATGTGAGAGCAAACCCCCTCAACCAGAACGGTATGATAACGGCGATCAAGGCGGATACGTCGCGCACGGATGGCAGGAGCGGCCCGGTCAACGGAGGGTGGTCGCAGAACTACGTACAAGACAAGTTCTATCAATTGAACTCATACAAGGGCAACGAAAATAACAGAAGTACCAGTAAGGGACTCAATATCGCAAAACAGCAACTCAGGAATAACCCGTTTGCGCACACTATTTCCAATTAAATAAACCATGTACCATGTAAGAATGGAGGTCTACAATCTCTTTGTTTCGTCAGAGAACAGGGATGTAGACAAGTATCCATCAGGCAATTCTTACACGCT